CCTAACCAAACATCCGCGGCATGTGTTTTGGCACACCGTCCCCACACCCTTGAACACCTTCCCCGCCCCTTGGCACTGACACTGCGGCTTGACCGTGCACGTCGTGCCTTCGCAGCACGCGCCCTCTTTGCAGGCTTGGTTGCACTCGGCCTCGGTCTTGTAGGACGTGCGACCTGTGGTCGTGACGCCGGAGGGGAGCGAGGTGGATTGGTAGCAGGGCATGAACACTCATCACGCAAGAGATAAAGTTACTGTCCCCGTGGCCGACCCAAAGCCGGGTATTGCCTGCCCTTCGGTTGAAAACGTCTTGGGCTGAAAGCAAGGGTCTTGCCCAACATTGAAAGTTGATGCCATTGTTAACAGTCTATTTTTTTGACCAGATGTTTGAAACACCAAATCGCCATACTGAAAACCAGCGGGCTCTCGCCCCAGATCACCGGCAGAAAAGTCACTAGCTAGCATGTCCCATTTCCAATTAAAGTAAAGTTCTTGGACACTGATTGTGCATAAGCAAACATTTCCTTTGTCAATCGTCACAACAGCACCGAACCTAGATTCGCCGGTTCCAAAATAATTGTGTCCACTTAGAAAAGAATACTTATCTCCAGCCTTCTGAAGAGTTACCGTCTTATTTATTGAAACAGGAAAGCGTGCTACAAACTCAGAAACGGCGGACTCCCCAAACCTCGGACTACCCAACTGCGGTGAGGCGACAAGACTAATCTGCAACGATAAAGACTGAGACGAACAACACGGCACCTCCGGGTCACTTGTCGAGTCCAATTGGCAATACCACCCACCGCAGCACCCGCAGTTCTCTGCAAGCAGGCCGTTCTTGACGATGATCGCGCCGTTTTTGGTTGCGAGCGTCATGTGCAGGCCGTGGTGTCGATCCACTTGAGAGCGCCGGACACGGTGCCCAGCACTTGCGACTTGCCAGCGGAGTAGCCGTCCAGCTGCGTCAGGTCAAACTGCACCAGCACCCACTCGCCGCCAACGTATGCAATCAGGCAATCTTTCGTGCCGGTGCCAGTGATCGCCGTGAGATAGTTTTTTACGCCCGTGTAGGTGACGCTGGTCAGAATCTTGTCGGTGACGGTCGCCGTGCCATCCTTTGCCCACGAGCCCGAGAACGTGCCGCGCACCAGGGCGTCGTCTCCGCCAGCCGTCCGCAGCTGCGTCCGCTCCATGTCCCGGCCGCCGCGCTCGTGGGCCAGCACAGCTCGAGCTATCCGCTTGGCCGACGCCGGCGTGAACGTCACGCTCCGCCCGGATTGTCTCGGCGGCTTGGCCATTAGGAAGGCGTCCCGAACACGGTAAAGCTGGTTTCTCTGTACGCCCTGAAGTTCAGCACGTCTGGTTTCTGGCCTGCGGCCTTAGCCACGCCGCTCGTCAGGGCCACTGGCTGTCGGACTGGCTTCTTATCAGTGCCCAGAACAGACGCACGTTTCGTGCCGCTGGCCGATGGCGTGCCGTCACTGGTGACAAGCTGGTTGAACCCGACGTCCCACGGTGCCAGATCCCACGTGTCGGCCCGATACCGAAACTCCCAGCTGGTCTCCCAGTACACCTTGGTAGCCGAGCCGCTTGCCGCCGAGACGGTCATTTCCTTTTTTGTCGCGCCGCGAAACTCCACCTTCCACGTCCTGGCCGGGTAGCCGTTCCACGTTGAGGAGTTGACGGTGTTCGACTGCGATGACGCGATCGAGGACCAGGCGGTGTCAGAGTAACACTTGGTCAACGTCAGCGCCGCGTCGCTGGCCTCGAGCTCAAGGCCCTCCAGCGGATCGCCGGCACTGTTGACGATCGGGTTATTGTCTTTGTCTTTGAACACCGGAACGGTAGTCGTGCTGCCGGTGGCCTTCCAATCGTCTTTCGGCATCCCCGTCGCGTCGTCCGGCGTGTTTTCTTTGGGTGGAATGTAGTATTTCACCGTCATCACCCAGAACATGCCGACGCCGTCTTCGTCGGACAGATCAAACTCCATTGCCTTATGGCTGCCAAAATCCGGATGGCCGGCACCAAAGACAATTCCGGGCGCCCGCGAGATCACGACCTTCGACGTTCTCGGATCGTCAACGCGGATTCGCCATTTGCGTGTGAACGTGAACGACTCGCCGTACTTGCCGGAAAGGCCAGTGCCGCCGATCACTTCGTCGACTGCCACGACTGCCATTACGCCCCCGCCAATTCAACAACGTCAGGATCTTCGCTCTGTTCAACTGCGTCCGCCGTACGCTCTGCGGCGCGGACAATTCTCTCTTGCGTGTCGTCAGACGCTCCTCGCTGCAACCGGAACATCTCTGCGATGCCTTCCTTTGACCTGCTGTCCACGGCCTTGAGGGCCTCGGTGCTTTTGCCGACGGCCGCCACCTCGCCCGCTGGCTTCTGATCTTTTGCGGCGATCGTCTGCGGGCTGGCTTCGTTCTTAGCTGCCGCGTCCGCCTTGGCCTTGTCGATCGACTCTTGGAGCGACATCGCCAGGGGGCCTTTCTTGGCCTCACCTCCGGCTGCCTTTGGCCCGCCTTCGCCCGTGAACGAGTAGTTAAAGTTCTTAGCAGCCGATGTCGCCGCGGCCTCCATGTCCGTGCCCAGCGAGCCGCGGAAGGCGTCCATGCCTGCCACAGCACTATTGAGCGCCGCAGACTCGTAGCCAAGCATCCCGGCCGCTTCCTTGATCCCAGTGAGGATCATGGCGAAGGGCGTCACGATCCCCAGCATGGCCGCCGCCAGCCCGGCCTTGAACGCATCGCCAACGCCAGCAAAAAACGCCGCGGCCCGGTTGGCGTATTCCCAGACCGTGTTCCACTGGACGCCCACTTCGCTGGCGTATTCCCAGAGGCTCGTAGCACCGGCAATGAAGTAATCGGCAATGCCTGCAAAGTAGACGGCGGCGTTCAAGATGGCATCGCCAATGAACTGGCCAATGTTGGCGCCGCCCACATTGCCGACAAGGTCTGTGAACGTCGTTGTCACGTTTTCCAAGGCCGGGGCAAGGTAGGCAATGACTTGCTGGACAACGCCGGCCACGGCCTGCTGTGCCTTCTGGAACGCATCGCCCATCGAGTCGATGCTGTCCGATTGGCCTTTTGTCAGCGCCAGACCAAACCGTTCGGCCTCGCGCGCAGCGTCACCAATACCGGCGGCGCCCTCTTCAAACATCGGGAGCAGCTCGCCGCCTGCTCGCCCAAACAACGCCACTGCCAGCCGGGCTCGCTCGGCTGAATCGGGCACGTTCTTCAGTGCCGCTGCAATCGCCTGGAACCGCTGGGCTGGGCTCATCGCCCCCAGCTCCTCCACAGACAGGCCAAGAGCACCAAAGGCCGCCTGGGCCACGCTGGAGCCGTTGGCGGCCTTGGCGAAATTCACTTCCGCTTTCTGGGCTGCGTTGCCGACAGACTCCATCGACACGTCGGCCAGGTTGGCCGCGTGAGCAATTCCGGCAAACTCGCCGTAGGTCATGCCCAGCCGGATGGCTAGGTTGCGGGTGCTGTCCACCACGCCAGCCTGGTCGGCCCCGTAGGAGATCAGCGACCGGGCAGCATTGGAGACGGCCGAGGCCACAGACGAGAACAGCTGGGCCGCCTGGATGCCGATCAGGGCGTTCAGTTTTGAGTTGACCTTCGCCAGTGCAGTCTCGGCACTGCCAAGGGCGCCTGAGAACTTGTTCGCCCCGGCGTTGGCCTGGCGGAGCTCGTCGTCGGCCTTGCTGACGGCACGGTTAAACGTTTGCTGGTTGATCGCACCAGCGGCCAACAGCCCACGCAGCTCCTCGAGCTTGTTGGAGTGCCGCTCTTCGGCCGTGGCAACGTCCGCAAACACGGCGGCGCCACGCTGGTGGACGTCGACCATGTTCTGGAACGCGGCCTCTTGCGCGGCCGTCACGCCGGTGGCGTCGTTGAGTTCCTGCTTGGCGGCCTGCGTAGCTCGCGCAAAAGTCTCTTGAGAGATCGAGCCCTCTCGGAGTGACGTGTCGAGCTCGACCACGCGGGCGTTGTATCGCTCCTCGGCCGTCATCAATGAGTCGGTGATCGCTTGGCCTTTCTGACGTGATGCCGCCACGGTGTCGGCGGCCTGCTTCTGTGCGTCTGCCAGAGACTTGGCGGCCTGCTCCGCGGCTGCCGTCACGCCGGTCTCGTCGGCCAGCGTCTTTTCTGCTTGAGCCACGGCACGGTAGTACGTCTCGAAAGAGATCGTGCCGTCCTTGAGAAGAGAAGACAGTTCCGCCATCGTTCTGGCGTTCTTTTCTTCTGCGTTCTCAAATTGCAGGGTAATCGCCACGCCCCTAGACACGGCCGCCGACATGCGGGCCGCCTCCGTTGAGATCATGTCCATCTTGCGGGCAAAGTCAGCTGCCGAGATTGCGCCGCTGGCAAGCCCGGCTTGCAGCCTGGCTGCCATCGATTCCATCGTGGCCAGCTTTGCTGTTGCTCGTGCAGCTGCTGGCCCGACGTCGCCAACACCTCGAGCTCCCGCGTCCCGCAACACCTTGAACGCAGACGAGAGTTTGCCGGCCTCGCCGCCCATCTGCTTGAACGAGCGAACAGCATCGGCAACGCCGCTTTTCAGCCCGCTCGTCGAAGCGGAAAAGATCGCAGCGACTTTGCCGATGGTGGCCATTTACTTGCCTTGCGCTTCTAGCTGCTTCTTGAATTGCGGGATCTTCTTGAGCTCGGCCAGCATCTCGGCCTCTGTCTGCTGCTTCTCTCGGAAGCTTGGTAGGAACTTGTCTTCGCTGTCGGGTTCAATCCGTCCACCACTGGCCACCAGCGCCGCCCGGCCACTTCGCCGCCAATCGTCGCCAAACGGCTCAACCCGCCAGTAAGCCATCCATCGCTTGAGCTGTCGGACAGTGATCCGTTTCTTCAACCAATCAACGTCCCACTCTCCCACCTGGAGCCCGAGCCGGTGGATGAACAGATCCACCGCACCGGCCGGGCTCCTCAGTTTTTTTCGAGCTCCTCGATCTCCGTATCGGTGACGCTCAGTAGCTTGGTGCCGGCCTGCCAAATCTCATGGAGAGCCGCTGCCGACTTCTTGCCCAGCCGCGGGATGTCGGCATCGGAGAAGAGCCGCTTGCCGTCCTCGTCGCAGACCAGGAGCGAAGCCAGCTTGGCCCGCCAGCTTGCCCGCTTGTTGGCGTTGGCGGTGCAGAAGATCTCCCAGTCGTCACGCACGTCGGCCGTCGGATCAAGGAGCCAGACGTCGCGCTTCCACGCACGCACGTGGAGCTTCGTCGGCTTCCGCAGGTCGTCCAGCTCGAGCAGTTCTTCGGCAGTCAGTGGCATAGAGCCCTCCGTGGCTTAGTAATACCCACTGAATTGGAACGTCATCGTCCACTGAATCAACTCACCGGCCTTGATGTCTCCGTTCAGATCAATCGCAAAGCCTGCCCCAGAGTAGGAGCCGCCGGCCCACACAATTGCCAGCGTCCCCGTTACTCCGATCTCTTTCAGGCTCAAGGTCGGATTGCCAAGAAAGCGGACCTGTACCTGGCCGGG